TTGGACTAAGAAACATCTTTTCCTTTGATATGATTTGAATTGAACCCAATTGAATAAATTGGTTCAAATCAAACAATGTTGCACCACGATTATTAATCGTGATACGATCACCCGCAACAGCAGTTAAACTTTGCTGGGTAGAGTTTGCGGCTGAGAAGAGAGCTGCGATATTCAAGAATTGCTTTTCGTTAGTATAAGCAATCTGGTACATATCAGCTTCAATCCGAGCGCTTGAAGTATTACTGATAGTTAGATCGATTATTCCATATTCGATCATTCTTTTGGAACTATTATCCAAGTCATCTTGTAACGTGGTATTTACAAGAGTATTCAATAATTGTGACATATCACGACATCCAGTTTCCTGACTACTAGCGGTAGCGCTATTCCAGCTAAACAAATGAGTAGCCACCCATTGTTGAGCAGCTGGAATTGCAGTAGCTGAACATGTTCCATTGAACATAGCTTTCTGAAGAGCCACTCCAGAAATGCGTCGGAACGCCTTTCTGAAGCTTCTATAGTATTTCTGAGCTCGTCGTCGCTTACGACGGCTCTGCCTACGGCGTCTATATTGTCTATTATACGGTTTGGTAGCACCGCCACCATATATTTGTGGTGCTGCTTGGGTAGCAGCGTTGCGAGGCCTATTAGTACGTGGCCTGTTACGCCACGTATTAAATGCACGATATAACTGTCTACCAGTTCTATAACCTGCAGCGGCAGCATTCATAGCTGCTGTAGCTGCTCCTGTTCTAACCATAGAGCGTGTATTGACCATTAAGGCACACCGTAATATTAAATTAGGGTGTGCCTAAAGTATCTATTTATAGAGAAACCATTTCCTCAAATCCTCACCATATGGAAAAAGTTTGGTCCTCAAATTTTTAATTAGTGATTTTTCCCCTAAACTAACCCTAACTAACCCTTACCTAAAACCCTAGTTTAATCTAATCTACAGGGGCAGGGGTACTGTCATTGTTCCCCCTTAATCGTACGCCATCCAAAATGAAATCCATTGTGACGATTGTCTATATAAGCAGCCGATATTTCCCCATTTTTTTTTCAAAAATGGTCGTTTTCCGTATCCAAGGCACCCACTTTAGTCTAACCTGGCCGCAATCGGGGTTTAATATACAAGAGTGCTTAGAGCACTTGCGAACCATTAGCGTTGGAAATGCTACTGTCGTGGAAGTTATCGTTTGTTCCGAAACTCACGAATCGGGAGAACTCCATAGACATGGCTATGTTCGGTTCAACCGAAGAATCGATCTCCGGGATAACCGGAAATTTGACTATCAGGGACGCCATTGTAACGTACAACGGACCACGAATGTCCCTGCTTGGAAGAATTACATCAAGGAAGACGGCGACTATGTCGAGTGGGGAGCGGATTCGAATGATGACAACTTGTTCGAATGGGCGAGAACATTGAATGCCGAAGCGTTTTGGGAACGCTGTCGACGGAGCAATGTGGCATATGGCTATGCACGTAATGCTTGGGAATCGACTCAATCGGAATTGAATGCGATAACCATGGAGGATGATCCTAACCCTGATTTGAATATTCCTTTGCCTCGTAGTTTGGAAGAATTCAACTTTGAACTTAACCGAACCAATGTGATTGTAGGTCCCACCGGTTGCGGTAAAACTGTCTTATGTTTGCGTAGGATGATCAAGCCAATCCTTTTTATAACCCACGTGGACCAGCTTCGCCACTTCGCGGCATCTTTGCACCGGGCAATATTGTTCGACGACATGAGCTTTACGCATCTGCCTTTGCAAGCTCAGATTCATCTATGCGATCGATCGCTCCCGCGATCAATCCACAGACGTTATGGAACGACTTTGATTCCGCCTGGTATTCAAGTGACGATCACTTGCAATGAGAGACCGGTTGTTTGGGATCCGCCTGTTAATAGGCGCATTAATTATTTATTAATTGAATAAACTATTCTGGTACTAAAGCTGTAGCTTGTTGATTAAGACCATCAACCCTATAACCATAACTTCTAGTACTGGCGAGATTTATGCCAGCTGTGTTAGTATCACCAGTTACGGTTTTAAATACGATAATAAATGTGTACGTAACCCTTGGTTCCGCAACATGTTGGTGTTCTTGATTGATTTCATTGGGAGTTAACTGTTTCAATTTCTTTACTTTGTATTGAAAATTATATACATCGTTTGGACTAAGAAACATCTTTTCCTTTGATATGATTTGAATTGAACCCAATTGAATAAATTGGTTCAAATCAAACAATGTTGCACCACGATTATTAATCGTGATACGATCACCCGCAACAGC